ATATCAACCGTCTTTTGATCAATGTGCCCCCTAGAACGGCTAAATCGAGCATCGCGTCGATCTGTTTTGTGCCTTGGGTGTGGGCACAGAGCGAACCAGGCCCGCTTTCGGGCCCAAAAGCCTCGTTTTTCTACGCTTCCTACGCCGAATCACTCGCTTTGGAGCATTCGCTGAAGGCCCGGCGATTGATCGAGTCGAAATGGTATCAGCAGCGTTGGGGAAAGCGCTTCAAGCTGGTTTCCGACCGCAACAAGATCGGTCACTTCGAGAACGACAAGGGTGGATACCGCATGGCGTCGTCGGTTGACGCCCGGAGTACGGGTTGGGGCGCCAGCGCTATCTTCGCCGACGATCCCCATCTGGTGAAAGAGGCCGAATCAGAGGTCGTGCGTGAGGGCGTCATCAGATGGTGGACGGAATCAATGCCGTCCCGCCTTAACGATCGCCGAACGGGCGCCATGGTCGTCATTATGCAGCGCGTGCATGAGGGTGACGTCGCCGGCTACGTTCTGGCGAGCAAAATGGGCTACGTCCATTACTGTGTGCCCATGTGCTATGTGCCGTGCAAGCACGTCAACGCCTGGAACGAGCAGGGCAAGATCCAGACCTATATCGGTGACGATATCGATGATATTGCCGACGCCAACATATTCTGGGTCGATAAGCGAACCGAAGAAGGCGACCTGCTTTGGCCCGAGCGTTACCCGGCATCAGAAATAGCCAAACTCGAAACCGAACTGGGACCATACGCTTTCGCAGGACAGTACCAGCAAATTCCAACCCCACGTGGGGGCGGCATTATTCGCATGGAATGGTGGAAAGATTTTGACGCGGATGCTGGCAAGGAGTTTGGCGCCAAGGAAGGGCAATATCCTCCCTGCGAATACATCCTGGCCAGCCTAGATACCGCTTACACTGAAAAGGAAGAAAACGACCCATCGGCCTTGTCGATATGGGGTGTATTTCGTGACAAGGGCGGCAACCCGCAGATCATCCTGATGTATTGTTGGCAGGAGCGGCTGCAAATCCACAATTTGGTTACGCGGGTTGGCGCCGATTGCAAAAAGTACAAGGTCGATCGCCTGGTCATTGAAGACAAGGCGGCCGGGCATTCTGTCAGTCAGGAACTATCCCGCATATTTGGAACCTTCGGGTTCGGGATCGAGTTGGTCAATCCCCGCGCCGGGTTTATCCAGTCTCCCGACAAGGTTGCCCGCTTGCAGACCGTCGTGCACTTGTTCGCCGAGGGCATGATCTGGGCCCCGGATAAGACGTGGGCTACCGAAATGATCCATCAGGTGGCGGCGGTGCCGCGGGCTATTCACGACGACTTGGCGGATTCCTGCTCAATGGCTTTGCTTTACCTGCGGCGGGCGGGCTGGGCGGTGCGTAAGGAAGAACATGCGATCGAGATTGAGGATGAATTGAAGTATCGGCCAAAATTCCAGCCGCTTTACCCAGCCTGAGCGCCTGCCTAGCGCAAGTCACGTCTTCGTGATATCTAAGCCGTTCAACTTTTTGTGAACGGGGCCCGATGGCCGCACCGACATCCCTTCGGCTGACTGATCCGCCACCGATTCCCATCGGGGCTGAGCACTTGGGCGGGCCGTTTGCCCCCATGACGGTCGAAGTCGAGAGCGACAATCCGAATGTGAAGTTCACTGACGGGGTGCTTCAGGTCGAACACCCGGACGGATCGACGACGATCGATTTCAACCCGGATATGTCCGAACAGGCCCCGGATACCTCTGATTTCTACCGCAATATCGCCAACGAGCTTGACGTTGCGGAGTTGTCGAAGATCGCTGAAGATATCCTGACCGGCATCGAATATGACGAGCAATCCCGCAAGGAATGGCTCGATATGCGCGCCCGCGGGATCAAATTGCTTGGGTTGAAGCTCGAAGAGCCTCGCGGCGACATGGGGACGTCATCGGCCCCGCTCGAAGGCATGTCGGTATTCAATCACCCGCTGCTTCTCGAAGCGACGGTGCGTTTCCAGGCGTCGGCCAGCGGCGAACTTTTGCCGGCTTCGGGCCCGGTCAAGGTGCGGAACGATTCCGTCCTGCCGCCCGACCAGCCTCCGCCCATGGGGCATAATGGAGGGCCGCCGCTCTCGCTTGACCCGCTGATCGACGATCTAGCGGACGCGCTCCAGAAAGACTTGAACCACTATTTGACGGTCACCGCGACCGAATACGTGCCGGATACTGACCGGATGCTGTTCTTCGTGGGCGGCGGCGGGGACGGTTTCAAGAAAGTCTACAACTGCCCGCTACGGAACCGGCCAGTCTCGGAATCGGTCGATGCCGAGAACGTCATCGTGTCCAATGCGGCTACCGACATCCGAAACTGCGGCAGAGTGACGCATCGGATCAAGATGCGTCCCTCGATCCTCAAGCGCATGCAGATCGTTAAAGCCTATCGGGACGTGGCGTTGAATCCGCCGACAGCCAACGAGCCAGTTGACGCGGTCGCGCAGAAGAAGGCCGAGATTGCCGGCGTCAAGCCGCAGCCGCTTCGCAACGAGGATTCCGACTACACGGTCTTCGAATGCTATTGCGAACTGGATATCGCCAAGTTCGCTCCCAAGCAGTTCAAGGGCAAGGCGTTGCCGCTGCCCTATGTGGTGACGATCGAGAAAACCAGCCGGCAGGTTCTTGCCATTCGCCGCAACTGGGACGAGGCCGACAAGCAATGTCTGGCCAAGCAGTTCTTCGTACAATTCCCCTTCATCCGCGGCATCGGCTTCTACGGGCTCGGGCTGGTGCATCTCCTGGGCAATATCACGGTCGCGCTGACGGCGATCTTCCGGGAGTTCATCGACAAGGGAATGTTCACGAATTTCCCCGGCTTCCTCTATGCCAAGGGCGCCGGCCGGCAGCTTACCAATCAGATCCGCGTGCCTCCGGGCGGCGGCATGGCGCTCGATGTGCCTCCGGGCATGAGCATCAAGGACGCTGTGATGCCGATCCCATACGGGGATATCACGGCCAACTTCGCGGCTTTTGTCCAACATATCGAGGAAGTTGGGCAGCGCCTGGGGCAAACCGCCGAGATCAGTGTCGGCGAAGGCAAGCAGGATATGCCGGTCGGCACCACCATGGCGCTGATCGAGCAGGCTACCAAGATGCTTGATTCGGTGCATAAGCGGTTGCATCGCGCCTTTGGCGAAGAGTTCGGGCTGCTCAAGGAACGCTTCAAGGAGAATCCTGGCGCCTTCGTGCGCAGTCTCAAGCGTCCGTCGAAGCCGTGGACCGACAAGATGTTCCGCGACGCGCTCGACAAGTACGAGCTGGTGCCGGTTTCGGATCCGAACAATCCGACTTCGTTGCATCGCGTCGCCAAGGCCAACATCATTGACGCGCTGATCACCAAGTATCCGCAGCTCATGAACGCGGCGAGTAGCTTGAAGCGAATGCTGCGTATTGCTGGCATCGACGCTGAAGGACTACTCAATACTCAGCCGGCGCCGCCCCCGCCTGACCCGCGCATGCTTGCCATTCAGGCCAAGGCGGAAGCCGAGAAAGTCAAAGCACAGATCGGCTGGGTACAGGCCCAGATCAAGATGGCGCAAGTTCAGCATGAGATGCAGGACTCGGCTGCCGAGCGCTCCGTGCGCGAGCGTGTTGAGATGCTCAAGCTGGAGGAAGGCCGCTTGCGGCTCCAGCAGGAGATGATCATCCACGCTCATGAGATCAACCGCGATAATGCTTCGGGGCAGTCGAACATCGAGAACGAGCAGATGAAGACTGCCCACGAGCTTCTCATGGAGCGCGTGCGCGGCGAGCATGAGATGCAATTGGAAGGGCAGAAGCACGCTCACAACATGCAAACCGAACAGGGCCGAACGGCAATTCAACTGGCATCGGAGCGCGCCAAGCAGGAACACCAACTAGAGGCGGAACGGGCGCGAACGCAATCGCAGTTGGCGTCTGAGCGTGAACGCCATGAGCAAAGCGTTCGCCATCAGGAACAGAAGCACGCCGCTGATCTGGAGCATAAGAAGGCTTTGGCGCGCGTTGCGGCGCAGGCCAAGCCGAAAGATAAAAAATGAATGAAGTAGACACTTTTTCTGATTTGAATAAGTGGATTGTCGGGCTTCCGAACGAGCAATTTGACGGAACAACAGGGGCTGTTTGCGAACAAACGGGTGGCGAATACACCGAACTTTTTGAAACGCATTTTGCGCGATCTGGCGACGAGAACGTGGCCGAAAGAGCAGTCGCAAGAAGGATGCAGCGGGCGATACGAGATTTCATCGGAGGCAGTTCGGCACCGATATTCTGGCGCAAATGCCTTGAACATCAGATTCATTCAACATCTCAAGTAGTAGTATACGCGGAAGACGGTCCCGACATTGACTTTTATACTGATCGGCGATGCGTCAAAGACCATAATTGGAAGCGGGCGGCAGCATATTGCCGATTGGCGATAGCAAAGGAAAAATGACATGCCCAATGAACATCACGGCGACGCCAAGCGGACGCTTGGCACCAAGATGAACAACATGGTCGGCAAGCGTGGCGAGTATCCGCCAGACCGGGCGGCGCGGATCGTCGGTTCTGATCCGGGCGGCGGGCAGGGTGATGCGGTGCAGCCGACAAAGGAGATTTTCAACGGCAGCCCGGCCAGGCAGGTTTCCAACTACGGCAAGACCAAAGGAGCGTGACATGCACCCTTACCATCAGCACGGCGAACATCGCAAAGGCCGAGAACGGGTCAAGCAGATCATGAAAAGCGGCGGCGAGGTCCATTCGGACGCGGCGGCCGACAAGAAGTTGTTCAAGACCCTGATCGACGCGCATGAAAAAGCGGAGATGAAGGCGGAAGGCAAGAAAGCCCCTTCGCGCTTCGCCCGCGGCGGCAAAGTGAAGCACAAAAAGTCAGGCAACCACACCAACATCGCGATTGTGGTTCCAAAGGGCGGTGCTTCCGACGCCCCGGAGCCACAAGCAGGGGCGGCAGTGTCCCCGCCTATCGCTGCCGCCCCTGCACCCCCGCCCGGAATGCCTCCAGGAATGCCGCCCGGCATGCCTCCACCGGGCGGGCCGCCGATGCGCGCTCGCGGGGGGAAAGTGGACGGGGACAGTTCAAGTGAAAATCTCAAGGGTTGGGCGAATCGAGCCAAGACCAATTCCTACGCTCGCGGCGGCCGGCTGCCGACCGCAGGCGCAATGACCGGGGTTGGACGCTTGCAGAAGGCGGGCAAGAAATAGTGGCGGATTACGGGGCAATCCAGACTCGTCACGCGGTTATTCTCAAGCGGTTGATTGACGAGCATCGACAAGGGCTGCTTGAGGGCCTTGGCGCAAGCTGCGCCAAGGATTACGGCGAATACAAACAGGTTGCCGGGCAGATTCAGGGCCTGAACATGGCCTTGGAACTGTCCGAAGCGGCGGATCGAGAAATCAACGGAGGCAATTAATGTCGGTAGCAACTGCGAAGAAGCTTGAACTGTTGAGTCAAGCTGATGACCCCAGGATGGCAATCATCAAGGCCGTCGGCGATCTGGGAAACCAGGATGTTTTCTCGGATTTGGTGTTGGTGGGGACCTACATTCGTAACGAGAAAACGACGGGCGGCATCATCATGCCGAAGGACACGCTCGCCGAAGATGAATGGCAATCGAAGGTTGGTTTGGTGCTCAAGACGGGCCCGCTGGCCTATTCCGATTGGGAAGACGAGGACACGCGCGGGGCCAACGCTCGGATCGGCACTTGGGTCGTGTACGCCATCAAGGACGGCTGGGCGGTACAGATCAACGGCGTTCCGTGCCGTTTCGTTCCCTACGACAAGATCCGCATGCGCATCACTGATCCGACGCTGGTGTTCTAATGTCAAACCTCAAACCCATGCGCACGCAGGAAGAAGCGGCGGCGGTGCCCGCCGATGAACCTGTCCTCATTGAATTGACGCCGGAACAGGCCGCGACGCCGCCGACCCAGACGGTAAGCGTTGAAACGGCTCCCGAGCCGAAACCGGCGCCAAAACCCGAGCCCGTTGCGGAACCTGAGCCCGAATCCCCGCTTCAGAAGCAGCTTGACGCTTTGAAGCAGGCGGAAGCCGAAGCGCGCCGGCAGCTCGCCGAATCACAGCAGCGAGAAGCCGCAGCCATTAACGCCGCGAATCAGCGCGGCGAAGAACTGCATCAGGTCCGCGGCGAGCGTGAGCAGGCACAATATGATGCCGTGCTCAATGCGCTCGGGGCGGCCCAGGCCGAGGCCGATCGGGCCCAGAACGATCTTGCCGCGGCGCTTGCCGCCCAGGATTATCAGCAGGCGGCTGAAGCCCAGCGGCGACTATCGGTCGCGACGACCCGACAAATCCAGCTTGAGGATGGCAAGGTTGCTTTCGAAGGTCGGCAGGAACAGCCGCGCGCCGAACCCTTGCGGCAAGTGCCAGCCGATCCGATCGACGGCATGACGCATTTGTCGGTGCGGCAACGCACTTGGCTTAAAAGCCATCGCGACGCCCAGACTGAACCGGCCAAGCTTGCCCGCCTGGGGGCTGCCCATTGGGATGCGATCGAAGCCGGGCATGCGCAAGACAGCGACGGCTATTTCCAGGTGCTGGAAGAACGGCTTGGCTATCGCAAATCAGCGCCTGCCGAATCAGAATACGAGCCTGAACCGCAACGTAGGAGCATGCCAGTGAGCGCGCCCGTTTCCAGAGATTCTCCGAACCTGTCAACCGGACGCGCGACCCCAACTCGCGTGCAGTTG